GATGGGAAGACAGCGGTCGCAGAAGAGGTTCGCTGCGATGGGGTCACCACCACAGCGGACGCAACGATATGTGGGGGCGGTGCGGAAATCAGCCATGACCAGTACCTCGTGCTAGCGACTGGACATCTGCCAGTCTGTGTACTCTCCTTCATCGCGCGCAAATAAATCCAAGCGTGTTCGTGCATTGGGAGCGTGAGGTACGAACGCATCCCAAGCCGACGCTAGCAATACTCTTTTGTTTCCAGAGCGACGCGCTAGCGACGCGTCCCGTAGGGCTGGAAAGAAAAGGAAGATTGCGACGCAGCGCTTGGACAAGACACCGCGCGCTGGATGTGTAGTGTGTAATGAGATGTGTCGCGCGGTGCATCCATATGTGAGTGGGTCGCAACGACGCAGGTCCAAGCGGCTTGCCGCATTGGCCGCTAGTGCGAGCCGCGAACTGCGCGCGTATGATGGGGAGACACAGGCAGGCAGTACTTTTAGTGGTCGGGGTCAATGCCGCGCCTCTGGCCATGATGCGAAGCGCGTACCGCAGTACGCATGACCGGAGTAGAGTCATGCTGCTCCTGATGTGCTTCCCCTCTTGAAGGAAGGCCGCGCGCCGTTTGAGCGCCTCCCCGCATCCGGGCGTATCGGCACCTCTATCACGGGGAGTCCTTGCTCTATCTGGCCTCGTCTCCCGTGTCCCCGCGTTCGGGCGTATCACTTAGTTCCACACGTATCACTTGGGGTACATGTAGTACGGGGTTACTAGGGAGTCGGACTATCGATACTGAGTCTCAATAGCATCACCTCGTAACCCCTGTATCCCTCGTATCTCCCGTATCTCAGCGTGTCACGCGTGGTGCTTGGGCTACGTGTGGTGGGTAGTAACTAGTGAGGCCCGGGTAACCTGTATTTCTTGGTAGGGGGGGGTACCCGGGTATCCTGTGTGGACAGTGGTGCGGGGGTTTAATGTGTGTGTGGTGTGTCGTGTGGTGACCCCTCAGACGAAACAAGACAAGAGCGGGAATACGATTGGGGGAGCCGAGGTCGTCAGATGGATAAATCGAGGGGCACAAGATGCGGAAGAGAGGGCCTCTGGAGCGTTCTCTGGCCGGATAGGTCGAAGGGTCACTTCTCCCCCTTTTCAACACCATACCCCAAGGTCCCCTTATAGTGGGGGACCCTTGGGGTACGGTAGGGTGTTTTCGGGTCTTGGGGTATTTCTTTTTGGGGTATCTTTTGGGGTATCCTTGGGGTACGTGTGACCCCGTTTCACGCTCAAAACGCGTGATTCTTGGGGTACGTTTTGGGGTATCCTTGGGGTATCCCCCAAAAATCCCTTGGGGTGCCCCATCCCCGATTCTGGGGTATCACCTTGGGGTATCGCCCCCTCTCAGGCGGAAGGTGTGAGGACTGGTTTCCAGCCGCTCGAACATCGAGTAATAGACGTGGTTTCCGCCGCCTTTTCCGTGCTTCGAGATTTCGCGTTCGAGCATCTTTCGGATGTGTCTCTTTTCGGTTGGGTCGTCTGATTCTGCAGCGTGCTTCTTGTGGATGGAGTCGATGGTCAGGGGCTCGGTGGCGCGGCTCAGGATTGAGCGCACGATTTCCTTGACGGAGGGCTTGGACGGGGTGTACATGTTTGCGGTGATGGAGTCGTCTGGGTAGAAGGCCAACTGGAGGTACTGGTCATCTGGCTTGGTGCCTACGTTTCGCTTCTTGCAGCGGAACTGGAGGTTCAGGAGGCCGGGTTGCAGGGCGTAGTTGTCTTTCGTCCATTCGAAGTTCGGGTCTGGGTCTTCAGTGGGCTCGATGGCCCATGTCTCGCGGGCTAGGTTGTGGATGAAGGTGCTTCCGAAGGGGCGGTCGGGGAAGCGCTGGGCGTTGCCGGGGACGTGAGCGATTACGAGGGCAGGGCGGTTGATATGTGCGATGCCATCGAAGAACTGCTGGGCGTCTCCGAAGCCACCCATGTCTGCTCCCGAGCCACTTGCGGGTACGATCGAGTCTACGATTACGAAATCTATACTCATTTGGTCGCAGGCGTCTCGGATGAGGCCCGCGTCTTGGGCCAAGGTGCCTCTTTTGCCTGTTCCACTGGTCCAGCCGCCGTTATATGGGCTTGCGTACCAGATTCGGTCGTCGTATTCGAGCAATCCCATGCCATCCAGCCGGCGACGCCACTCATCCGGGTGGTTCTCGTAGTCTAGGAGCGCCACGGAGTAGCCCTGTTTTGCCAGTTCGCCTGCGAAATAGACGCTGGTCATGCCTTTTCCGGTGCCGCCGCGCCCGTAGATTACGGTGACGCCCTCAGCGGCCAGCATCTCGCCCACTAGCGGGGGCTTCGGCTTGGAATACGGGATACTTGAGACACGGCGAAACCCGAGTTTCCATGCTACCGTGTCTCTCGGGGGTTCGAGGCCCTTTTGGATATCGTCTAGCACTGCTGCGTAGTCGATATCGGGCTCTTCTTCCTCGAATGGCGCGTCTAGCGGTGGTTCCGGGGTAGAGTCTGGTTCTGCGAACAGTACATTCGCGTCCTGAGGCACTTATCGGCCGTCGAAATCAGGGTCTTCCGCGTTGACCGAGAAGAAGGATGGGCCGAGGCCAATCTTTCGGATTTCTCCGTCTCTTGGGACCCACTCGTCTTCAGGGTTCAGGACTTCTACTACGGCCTTGGGCGTTCCGTCTACCGTGTACCAGTAGAGGACGCGCACCTCTAGGGTGCCGCCGTTCTTGAAGTCTTCGGAGAAGTCGTAGAAATACTGTCGTCCGGGGGTCATATCTTCCCTTTTTCCTAGCGGGAATCTCCCGCCTGCACTTGCTATTGAAGCAGAATGTCCTGTCCGTGTCAAGCAGGGGGTTGACAGGAGGTTGCTTCATGGGTAATGTATGTGTTGCTTAGCACCGCATGGAGAAATCGATTTTGGCTTCGCCAAGGAGCGCTGCTTGGGAGGCGCGCAAGCAACCGAAGATGTATCCGCTGCATTATGACGCGTGGCAGTATTACCCTGACCACGCTGCTGTGCAGGAGGCTGTAGATAATGCTTTCGAGGGAGAGGTTCAGGAAATCGTTCAGGGGCTCGGGCGCGACCCGCTTCGTCCTCCGAAGTATAAGCGTCCCTATCGGAAAATCAAGGCGCAGTTCAACGACCCCATCTGCACGTTCGCCCTGACTGACCTGCTCATCCAGATGCAGCGCGGGATTTACGTGCGACCCGGGTATCTCAGGGACCTCTTGAATAACAGGTGGCCCCAGTATGTCTGGAGCAATTCGCTCGTCGGGCGGATGCTTGCCGGCATGGTGCGCGTGTGTCAGTCGATGTACCCTGAGGTCGGAGAGAAGGAAACGCCTCTTGCGCGCGGTCGCGATAGCAAGGGGAATTATTGGGTCATCGACCCGAAGGGCGGGAATGAGGGTCTTTTGTGGCTCGTCCGGGCTCGGCGTATCTTCGCTGACCTCTGCGGCGAATTGATGGACCGCGAGGCGGTCATGAGGGTAGAGGCCCTCGAAGGGAGTCTTACGGAATATGAACGGCCTGAGGCCCTTTATCGCGAGGTACTTTCCTTCCGGCTCAGGGGGCCCGGCAACTACGAAGCCAGTTGGCGACCCGATATCACTTTTGGGCGAGTTACACAGGCTAGAGAGCCTGTTAGGTCGCCCTATGGAGATTGACCGATGGCGCATCCAAGCACCAATCCCACTAGAAGCCGGAGAGATGTCGCCCTTAAGTGCGATATTTGTGGCATGCCCTCCAGACCGGGAGATTGCCTTCCGTTCTCGCTTATCCGAACTGTCAGGCAGGGCACGGGGTCGGAATCCCGTAGGTCCACGCGTTCATATGGCTCTTTGGATGTCTGTCGGACCTGTTTCGGTACCAAGGTCGGTGTCAATAGTGGGCGACCTGCAACGCGAAATCCGTGGGGAGATGTATGATGACCGAAGTTCTTGGGACTGGGAATGAATCTCTTGTTTGCAACTACCATATCGGCAACCAGACCGAGGCTTCGGTCCAGTGCGCTAAGCCTGCTCGCTATGTAGTCACTTGGCCCCCGGAGATGGCCACCCCTGCTGTGGTCTGTTATTGCGGGGCTCACTACAGGTCGGTTCGTTCTTACCTGAATCAGGCGGTCGAGGTTTCTGAGGTGGGGGATGAGGTCTAGTCATGTCAGGACCCATCGAGACGATTTCTCCCTTACGTTCGGGGGCAACGGGCCTACCCTTCAGTGCCTCCGCTGTACCCGGCCCGCATTTCTCGGGGCTCACCATCCCGCCGCTCTCGCGTTCTGGCTCACTCAGCATGGTGCTGACCCTGCCACCGTCCATCAAGCCTTCCTCGAAAGTGCCTTCGTGGGCTTTGAAGGAGGCGAAGAGGCAGTTCAAGGTGATTTGTTCGATGCTTAGTGCTAATATGGTTGGTGAGCCGCTCGAATGGGAGCGTCAGTTGAGATTGGATGGTGACTCAGAATCGTGGCTGGCAGTACAGGTGATGCCCCGGAGCGAGAGGTCAAGATGAGCGAGTGGGGCGCTCCTTTGACGCATGATGGTACCCTTCCTACCGAGGCGGTCCTCTGGGTCGATAAGATGAGCGATATCACTGATGATGGCTGGGAGTCAATCCTTGCCAGCCGCCAAATCAACTGGGTTCTTATCCCTTTGAGTACAGAATAATGGTAATCCGTAAAGACGGGCCTCGTCAGGCTCGCGTTTCCGTCAAGAAAGGTCAGAGATGTTGGGATTGCGGCGTGGTCGCGTCTGTCTTCGTTGTATCGCCCTCGTCGGGCCATTCTCTGTGCGAAGACTGCGGTGGCCGGTATTTCGTTGGCGTGGAGCCTGTGAGGAAGCGTGCCAAAGCGCCTGACGCCTAAGCAGTTCGTCGTATCTGGGGATTGCACTCCGCAATGCTCTCTCAGCAAGGAGGCCCTTGGCCCAGAGGCCCATGAGGTCGTGCATGACCTGTTTCAGGCGGGTTGGAATGACCACAAGATTGAGGACCGTGTTCGTGCCCTGAACATCCCTCTCTCGCATGGCTCTATCGGCCGACATCGAAAGAACCATCTCATCGAGGCTGATTCGATTGTCGAGAATCCTGAGTTGGCTGCTCTGGATGACGTTCAGGCTCTTGAGGAAATCCTTAAGCAGGGGCAGAAGCACATCCACTCTTGGAAGGTGACCCCCAGCGAATACTTCAAGGCCATGGAATTGAAATACCGCCTTACGCAGGGCAGCACGAACGATGCGATGTTTGCTGCCTTGGCGATGGCGGGCTCGGAGGAAGATGAGTCAACTGGACCTGCAGAAGAGCCTGAGGGCGTGGAAGAGGCTGAGTAAGGATTCGGCCTCTTTTGCTGATTCTTTTCTGTGGTCAGGTCCTCATCCGGGCCAGCGCACTTGGCTGAACAATAGTCTTTTCCCCATCAATACCCTTGTGCCGGGAAACCGCTGGGGTAAGACTTACGTAATCGCGATGAAACACATTCACCAGAATGTGTTCAAGCGTGGGCTCCCGGCGATGGATGCGTCTCGCTGGCTTACCGAGCCTTATCAGACTGTTTCTACGGCGCCATCGTTCGACCAAGCGGGTCTTGTCTATAAGGCGGCCCGGCAGTTGCTTGCCACCGAGCAGATGAAGCCCCTCGTGAGGAAGTATCGTGCAACCCCCTTCCCCAGTATCGAGTTCTGGAATGGAAGCGTCATGCATGTGCGCTCGTTGCACGATGACGCTCGTTACGTGGACGGCCACGGCTATCGCTATCTCTCAGTGGACGAAGCGGGCTGGATTCAAAATCTCCGGCAGTTGGTCGATTCGGTCCTTCTCATGCGGCTTGCTGGAGGTGGAGGCATCGACTTTATCGGGACTCCGAAGGGGAAGAACGACCTCTACTGGTATTTCATGCAGGGTGAGCGTAAGGTCGATGGATACTACTCCCAGCGCGGAAGTATCTTTGATAACCCATACCTCCCGAAGGAAGACTTGGACGTTCGGGCCCGACTTCTTGCCGGCTCTGATGCCAAACTCCGTGCGCAGGTCCTTTACGGTGAGTTCATCGATTTTGAGGGCTTGGCATTCACTGCGGACCAGTTGGAGAACGCGATTCGTGAGGAACTCCCCGCCGAGGTGCCTCCACGAGAAGACCGCCGATATATCACTGCATGGGACCTCGGTCGCACTAATGACTGGACTGTCGGTGTCACTTTGGACATCACTTCGCGACCGTGGCACCTTGTTCGTTACGACCGACTCAACCGGGTTCCTTGGGAGCAGATTTACGCGCTTATTGGGCGGGTACGCACCGATTATGGCTGCCGATGGGCGTACATCGACGCAACTGGCCCTCAGGGGGATGTAATCGAAGAAGAGATGCTGAAACGTAAGATTCCGGTTCAGGGGGTGAAAACTAATACAAAGAATGCTAAACTAGCACTGATTAATGGCATTCAGGCTGCTTTTGATGAGGGTCGGCGCGTTCTGGGCGAAACGGAGGTCATGGACCACGCGGGAGTCATCGTAAGCAAGCCACGGCTAGAAGAGCCGCGCTCCGGTGAATGGGGACTCATTAGGATGCCCCTTATCGCGCAGATGCGGACGGAATTGGAGATGTACCAACTGGATGATAAGAAGTTGGTGCAGGATTCCGTGTTCGCGCTCGGGCTGGCAGTTGCAGCCGCGCGAGAAATGGAGTATGTTAGGCCCCCTGTGATTGGCGGGCTCCACTGGAGTGGGCGAGAGTGAAACTAGAAGACATCACGTATGATTACGTCAAAGACTTTGCTACGGCTGTCATTGCGGAGAACGCTCAGCGCAATGGCGAATACGACACCGCTCGGAAGCGCGTGGATGGCCGGCTTTGGGGCGACAGCACCAACCCGACTCCTAACAACCGCTATTCGCTAAGCGCGAACTATCTGCTGCCCATCACGCAGAAGCATGTTCAGTTGCTCATGGGCCTGCTCTCCGGCATTCAGGTTAGCCCGTACGGGGTCGATGAAGCGGCTCGTCGCCATGCGGAGCGTCTTGAGGGAGTCTTGTATTCTACGTGGGATTCGAATGCTGCGCATGAACTCTTTCAGCGCGTGGCTTGGGATTCTGCGGTGCTACGCCGGGGCATCGTGTATTACGGGTGGAACCAGAAGACCAAGTTGCCCCAGTACACGTATGTGACTCCGGATGACTTCTATCCCGAGTATGATGGCGACACTATCTATCGCTGTCTCGTGCTGCATCGGCGCCACCTTGATGCCTTGCAGTATGAGTATGGCGAAAAGGCTAAGGACCTGACCGCTGACCCCTCGGCTGAACTGGCCCAAATCTACGGGCAGGACCAGCCCCGCATGAACCAGACCTCGTATATCACGGTCTACGATTACTTCGACATGCATGGCAACTGGGTCCGCGTGGCTGGCGATGAAGTACTCAATCGAATGAATCTTGGCTATAAGACCAAGGAGGTCCCCTTCATCGAGTTCCCGTATCAGCCCTCTAACGGGAATCGGGAGCCCAAGAACGCTATCGACCAGTTGGTCGAACTCGTGCAGTACCTCAGCCAACTTATCTCCCAGAAGGCTGACATCATCCGTACGTATGCGAATCCGACCATTTTGGATGTGATGTCGGGTCAGTCTCCCGATGAAATCCGTCGAGCAGTTGCGGCTGAGGGCTCCGTTCTTCCATTGGGTCGCGATGGCGATATTCGTTTCCTGAACTGGGATGGGGCCACTCCTACCATCGATGAGCAGATTACGCTCATCATGGATATCATCTTTGATATCTCCGGCAAGCCGCGCTCTGCGTTCGGCCAGACCGTCACCAACCAGAGCGGTGTCGTTAAGAACCTTGCTCTTACGCCTACCTTGCAGTCCAATGAGGCCCATGAGACTATCTGGGGCCACCGGCTGTCTCTCTTGAATGCTCGTACTCTTCAACTTATCGAGAAGTTCGGCAGTGACAAGATGCGCTTCCGTGGGCGGCAGCCTACTGGGGCCGACAATCGCGGCAATCGCCTGCTCGACCTGACCTTCAACGCGAACGAGGTCGATGGCTGGTATGAGAGTCGTATCAAGTGGCCGTCCGCTATTCGTACGGATGACCCTGTCTATTCGGCTCTGGAAATGCTCGGGCATGAGGATGTCGAGGCTGAAATCGACCGTATCCTTGAGCAGCGAGAAGACCCGCGTCTCAGCGCTGACACGGTTGCTCAGAACACGAGCACCGCCCTTGGTGCTGCTCCGGGCGCCCTACCGGGTGAACTTCTTGGTGCGGGTACGTTAGGTCAACCACTCCCCGGAGAAGGTTCTCCCGGCGGTGGACTCGATGGAGCAGCGCTACAGGCATCAGCCTCGCCGGCCACTGAAGCCTTGAGTTAGTCTCGTGGCTTGTTTCGAGACTCGCCAGTATTATGTTCCCGGTCAGGGGTTGGTCAACTACCGGGTCGAGGTCCCTTGCCCGCCGGACACCAAGAATCGTTCCGGCGGTGGGAAGAGCGGGAGTGGCGGCGGCGGAAGCCGTGATTCTGGCAAGAGGCGTGGTGGAACTGGTGGTGGAACTAGTTCTCGCTCGCGCGACACCGGCCCCTCTGCTGAGCAGTTGGCGGCTGCTGAGGCTCGCGCTCGTGCGGCTGCGGAGAAGGCTGCGCGCGAGGCCGCTGTGGCTGCTCGTCGGGCCCGTATCGAGGCCGCGAAGAATAAGGCGCAGCGTCGTGCTGCTCGGCGCCTCAATAAGATAGAGAAGGCCATCGCCGCGAAGGAAGCGGCTGCTCTCTCGTCA